CGGGTATGGGCAAGAAAACCCGGCAGCGCATGCAGGAGTTGCTGGATATTCAGAGCGGCTTTCTAGAAAAACAAGCCGATCTCCAGAAGCAGTATCAGAGTGGAGACATTACAAAATCCCTCTATGACAAGGAAACGCAGGCACTGCAGGATGCTCTGAATGAACGTCTTGAAATACAGGAGGACTACTACCAAAAATCTGATGACAAGATGGGTGATTGGCAAAGCGGAATATTCGACTCGTTGAATGATTATGCTGAGAAGTCATCTGACTATTATCAGATTGCCGCTGATGGGATGACATCTATTCTTGACAGCGCAACGTCTTCTATAGCCGATAACCTTCAGGGCTTAGTTACCGATGCTGAAGATTTAGGTGATTTCTTCAGTAATATTTTTGCTGACCTTGGTCAGGTCGTTATTAAAACGCTCACTGAAATGGCCGCGCAGTGGTTGGTGTATCAGGGGGTTCAGTTGCTTGTCGGTAAAACCGCTCAGGCTTCCGCAGCAGGAACACTGATAGGTAATGCTCAGGCGACATCATTCCAGGCTCAGCTCGCAGCCTACGCATCAACAGCGGCAATCCCTATCGTTGGTCCAGCGCTTGCGCCTGCATCTATGGCTGCAGCTGCCGCAATAACTGCTCCCCTGGTAGCAGGTGTCAGCGTATCAGCTCTTTCCGGTATGGCTCACGATGGTATTGATAGCATTCCTGAAACCGGCACATGGTTGCTGCAGCAAGGCGAGCGCGTAACTACGGCGAAGACAAGCGCAAAGCTTGATGCCACTCTGGATCGTGTTAATAAGCAAACCTCATCACAACAGGCCGGTAATGTTACCGTTCCTATCGAGATTCATGGTGATCCTGACCAACGAACGCTCTTGCTAATAGAGGATGCTGTGAAACGCGGTGCGGCACTTGGTCATCAGATGACGGCTAATGATCTTTCTGCCGGGACTGGCAAAGCTTCGAAAGCTCTGAATAGTGGCTGGACTGCATCGAGGAAGAGGGGCTAATGGCTATCACAACCAATATCAACTATCCGCACGAATCGCTTCCCGTCCCTCTTCAGGAGGGATATGGATTAAAGCCTGTAAGCCCATTACTCAGAACGACACTAACATCAGGACGCGCCAGACAGCGTAGACGCTATATGTCTACGCCGACAATGGCCAGCGTGACATGGACGTTTACCGATATTGAGGCTCAGGCATTTGAGGCATGGTTCCGTGATGCAATAACTGACGGTTCTTCATGGTTCAACATGAAATTACGCACACCTGGTGGTGAGTCATCAAAGGTTTGCCGATTCACGGATATCTATCAGGGGCCCAGCATCATAGGTGGGAACTACTGGCAGTACACTGCTGAGTTAGAGCTATATGATCGAGCAATTACACTCCCTCCACCATGGGGCCAGTTCCCGGAATTTATTACAGGAATGGATATTATCGACATTGCGTTAAACAGGGAGTGGCCACAGCCATGACTGTATTGAACAGACTTTACGCCAGCAGTGGCGACGAGGTGATCATTGATACCCTGCAAATAACTGTGGGCGGCGTCGATTACTGGTTAACGCGTGGCTGGGACGATATCACGGTGACACTGGAAAATGGTCAACAGGAAACATTCACCGGCTCAGCGATTGATATCGCGTTGCCAGCCAGAAACGCTGATGGTACGCAGGACCTGAAATTTGCTATCAGCAATATCGACGGGGTGGTTTCAACGGCTATCAGAAACGCGCTTGATAATCTGAGCAATGCCAGCTTGACATTCAGGCGTTACGTTTCATCTGACCTTACGGCACCCGCAGCACCACCTTATACGCTGGCGATTAAAAACGGGTCATGGACTGCAACGGAGGTTCAGATCACCGCAGGGTATATGAACATCCTTGATACAGCGTGGCCACGCTACCGCTACACCCTTCCTGACTTCCCTGGTCTTCGTTATCTGACGTAAGGACTTCTCATGTTTGATCCAGATAAATACCGTTCAGTCACCTGGCTGAAGGGCGGCCGCGTTTACCCAGAACTTGACTGTTTCGGGATAGTAAACGAAATCCGAAGTGACCTTAATTTGCCTCTATGGCCAGAGTTCACAGGGGTGACCAAGGATGATAATGGGCTTGACAGGGAAGCGCGTGGGCTGATGTCAGAGCTCACAAAATGCGAGCCAGCGGCAGGGGCGGGAATTGCATGTTATTCGGGTGGGATGGTAACGCATGTTGCTATTGTCGTGGATATTGGCGGCTCTCTTTATGCTGCTGAGTGCAACCCTAAATCCAATGTCACATTCCTTCCCCTTTCACGTTTTGAACGTCGCTTTGTAAAAGTGGAGTATTACCAGTGACTATCAGAATTTACCCGTCAAGGCTGCCAGGCGAGCCGCTGGAAACTCATAAACATGGTGATATCAGCCTGGCTTGCTGGCTTACTGAAAATGTTGAAGGATGGACTCTCGATAGAGACCACCCAATTTCAGTTGTGGTAAACGATACGTCTGTTCCACCAGACCGATGGGCAGATTTACTACTTCAGCCTGACACCGACGTTAAAATCTATCCGGTTCCATATGGTACAGGTCTGGAGATAGCTGCTTGGGCCGCAGTTGCGGTTGCAGTAGCGAGTGCAGCGTATTCCATCTTTATGATGAGCAATATGCAAACTGGTGGTTATAGCCAGCCGGGGAACGGTGATCAGATCGACCTTAACCCGGCAAAGGCGAATACCGCTAAACTGGGTGACCCAATCCGTGAAATTTTCGGTAAGTACCGCGTATGGCCAGATTACGTTGTGCAGCCGGTAAGTCGATTTGTTAACGAAAAAGATATGATCACCAGCATGTTTCTGAATATTGGTGTTGGTCAATTCTCTCTTCCCCCAACAGAAATGCGCATTGGCAACACTCCATTTGCTGCTTTTGGTGCCGATGTTTCTTACACGCTCTATCCCCCTGGTGCTGATGTATCAGGGGATAGCAGATCAGAAAACTGGTTCAACTCGCCAGAGGTCGGTAATACAACCTCTGGTACAGCAGGTTTGGATCTTGGTTCAAGCGGACCCGAGACTGTCAGCGTTGTATCTGAGGCTATTTTATTTAACACCAATACGGTTACGTTAATTGGGTCATCATCCAGTTCTGAAGAAACAGAAATTCCACCTTCATGGACTACCGGCACCATAATTGATATTGAAGCACCTGATACATATTCGATTGATATCAACAATGGCTACAGCGTTATTTATGGCTCTGTATCGGAGATGGCTCCGGTTGTAGGGATGGCGATGACGCTTGAGGTTAATAATGATACGTTCGATTTGTTTGTTGCTGCGTATAGCCCAGCAGTTCCAGCTGTACCTGGTGTAGGTGGCAGCACGGCGAGCATTGCGGCAAGCGCATCGCCAACCACCTATGATTTCAGCAGTACCCCTCAAACCTTTACCATCACCTGGAAAACCGTAACGTACACAATTTCGCTGACCAGCAATTATGTAACGATGAGCGGGCTTATTAATGCTATAACCAGCCAGCTTGGCGCATCTGGTCTAAGGGCGCGTGA